CGTTTTCGATATCGCTGTAGGCCCACTTCTGCGAGAAGTTGCGATCGTTCTTCGGTGGTTCAGGCACGAAGTCCACCGCCGAGATGTTGACGCTGGTCGGGCTGCTGATTAGACATGAGATAAATACTAGGTCATCCGTGAGATAATTATGGGAAGTTCTGGGGTGTGGTGGGTTTCAATGGGAGGGGATTCTGTAATTCTGTTGCAGATAGTGAAAACGAGGCCAGGCTGTTACCCGACCTCCAGTTTCACTTTTTCAGTGCCCATTCCAAAATAAGTTCTGCACTTTTTTGCTGTTTACTCAGTTCCAGGCCGGGTTCCCTTTCTAAAGCAATCCGAAGCGCCTGTAACTTTAGACTTGCATGTTCATAACGGCTTCCAGCATGAAGTCCCAATATTTCATCTCTGTGCTTTGTCGCGTAACGGTGAAGCGATGAGCGAGCAATCGTAAAGCCCTTATCTTCAAGCCAGGCGACAATAAAGTCATAGTTACTAAAATTCGCTTTCACCAATTGATTGTTAAGTTCCTCCCTAACCTCAAGTGGCAAAGTGCTTACTGTAGTCGCTCTGGCCATTAAGACTCCTTATCTGAATTATTAAGTTCCTGACCATCATCAAATAATTTACCTTGCATCCTGTCAAGCTCCTCCTTTCGAATACGCTTCACCACGCTGTAAACCCACTGTAGCGAAACACCAAATTTGCGGGCCAGTTCATGATGGTTGCGCCCGTCGAACTCCTGGAAGATTTCCCGATCGCGCTGGCTGACCTTCCAGACCATCCCCATCGGGAAATAGACGTTTTGCCCGCCCCAGACCTGCATCATGCGGTTTGCGACGGCCTGACCAATCTGATCGGCAATCGCGGGTTCAATATCAATAATCTCGCGTACGGTCTCAGAAGTGTGCTGTGCCAGTTCCACCAACAGTTCCGGCCCTTTACTACGAAACTGATTCAGGTCGCTCATTGCTTCACCCCCGCAGCCCTACGCTGCCACTTTTTCAGTTTCTCAATAACGCTACTTGCCTGCTCATTGCTGAGCCAGCGTAACGCGCTGATGCCCGTTTCCCGTTTAACCCACAGCGCCAGCGCCTGCTCTGAACTGTCACGGACGATGCCTGCGGCAGCCATTTCAAGCCATAGCGCACGGATTTTCTTTGACTGCGGATGGCTGTCGAGCGGTAAGCCGGACCTGGCTTTCCCGGCAGGCTTAATGCGAAAGCCTTTCTTTTTCATGGATTCCAGCACGCGGTTTAGCTGTGGGGTATCCATCCCTTTGGTTGAGGCTTTGCCTGTCAGCCCCTGTAGCATCTGGCGGTAGGTGTCCTCATCCATCTGGAGGTCGCTGCGGGCAATATGAATGAGTTGAATAAGACGCTGCTTAGTCATCATTGCCACTCCTTTTACCTGCGCCACCGATATAGTCGACATATAAAGGAAGCGCGACAGGCCAGCACAGGAACATAACGGCCCAACTGATCCAGTGTCCGGCACCACTGTAACGTGAGTAAAACCCTGAACGGCGGTGCAGTTCAGCAGTACACCACCCCACGAGACCATACCAGAACAGGGCACATACAATTGATTCAGCCATCATAATGAATACCACCCCAGTTAATATGAATGTTACGGGCTGTAGTAACCGGATCGTTATTCCACCATGCACCTGACATGTAATTTTTAACCTGTTCTCGTCCAGCAATAACACCAATTTGAATGCCGGGCCTTACGTTCTTAAAAAAGGCGCGAGCAAAAAGATATTTAGCAGCTGTACGACAAGGGTTCGGTGCTTTCTTCTTACGCGATAACATCATCTTTCAGCCCTCAGTTTATGCTGCTCCTGCCCGCCAACGGGCTGATGCAGGCGGACGTTTTCCCCTTCTCTGTAACCGATGTGGCGGGACATGTCTGCATCACGTGATTTCCCGGCCCCACGGCCCGTGGTTGAGCCTGAGTCAGGGTATTTTTGTTCAAGCCAGAGGCTTGCCAGCTCCTGTTCTTCGCGGGACATAGCAAATAAATGAACCTCGCTGCGCACAGCCAGAACCCAGCCTTCGGCAAATTTGTCACCACGGCTGGTCTTGGTCGTGTTTTTGATTCTTTTATTCTGCTGTCGAATATAGTTTTTACGGGCCATGATTAATTGTCTGGCCAGCACCTCCCATGTGTATGAAGCAAGTTCCACGCGATCTTTATTCCCGTAAAAACCAACGCTGGGTTTAAAGCCGGAATGAATAATAGACTTAACGCCAAATGCTACCTGGATAATATCCAGCAGACCCAGCATGTAACGCGGCGGATTAACGCTACCTGCAGCCCAGTAGTTACTGACGCTTTCATCAATATCACTGAGTGCGAGGTCAGCCTGGGTGATGTTATAGGCCTGCATCAGTTTCTGGGCGCGTTGCAGGGCCAGCGCCGCTTCATGGGGATTGTCGGATTTAGCCAGAGCCAGCAGCTTGTTTAACTTCTCCAGCAGCTTTTCATTATTCTGCGGCATAAGTCACCCCCAGGCGTTCGGCAAGGCGTTCCAGCTTTTTCTGCTTATGAAAGTCAATCATCAGGCCCATCCCGTTAAGGCGGAACTGTTCAATCATGATTTCAACGTCAGCCAGTTCGCCAGCCAGATCAACTTCATTGCCCAGTCCGTTCATGTTGCGGGCGGCAGCTGCGGCCAGTTCGGCGGCTTCTTCCATCAACTTCAGCGCCTGTGCTTCAGGGCCAAAGGTTTTCAGGGCCAGATTGTAGATCGTCGAACGGTTATATAATTTCATGCCTTTCATTTTGTTGCCTCGCAGGGGATGAACTCCATGGCCGGGACTTCGGTGTAGTAATGCTGGCTGCAGTGCGGGCATACCAGCGTGATGAGGACGGCAGGTACATGGTATTTGCCAGAGGTAATGACGCTGGCGTCGCTGAACTTCAGGGTGGTGATACCTTTTTTACAGTTGGAACATTTGATGGACATGATTTATTCCTCAATGCTGTTTTCGGCGTGCAGAAGCCCACGGCACTGACGCCGAAATAAAAAGAAATTGAATTAAAATTAAATGGCGGCGATATCTAACGAAATATTAACCAGTCGTCCGTCCTTATCCTTTTCCCGGAAATTAATATAGGTTTTCGATACTGCAACCAGTAAGGATTCCGCTACGGCATCCATGGCTTTACGCCACCGTTCGTCGTCAATCTTGATGCGACGCAGGGACAGGATGCGGTAAATATTAAGCTTACCTTCCTGGTCAACCTGAAAGGCATCTTTGATAATTGCCACAAGATTGGCGTTCGCGCCTTCAGACCATTCCATCATGCATTCATCCATCAGGTCTTTGGCGATCTGCATTTCAGGGCCATACGTCAGGGAGTCCTGTACGCGGATGGTGATCTGCTGGTTACCGTCGAAGCTGCTGAAGGTTACGTTGCCTTTGGCACCACCCCGTTTTCTGCCATATTTTTCTGCAGCCAGGTCAAGCCAGGCGTAGCAATCATCGAACGTGCGGCGCTTGAAGGCGCTGAGTTCATCGCGTTTAACTTTCGCGGCGGCAACCTGTTCTTTAACGAAAGAATCCATCGCAAGGTCATAGTCAGACACCTGGTCAACCGGCACCAGACGCCCCTTGCGGTCTTTCATGTAGTCTTCTTTATTTACTTCGCTCATCTCTGTTCACCTTATGGTTAATGTAATGACTCTGACCAGGTAATGCGGCAGCCATGCAGCTCAAATACGCCCTGACGGAAGCGCCCTGAGCCGTCATGGCCAACATGGGTATAACTCGCTTTGCCCTGCTCCAGCAGACGGGCACAGTGCCCGTTGCGGGCGATACGGATAACCGGCTTACTGCCCGCAATCATGACGCTCTGCACGGTGGTGTTCATGGCGTTGAGCGCCATAATGGCGGACTGCACCTTGCTCATCTGCTGGTTGATATCGGCGATGGATTTCATGATTAAACCCCTTTGACGACGTCGGCGTTGACCTGCGGAACCCCGATTTCAGCAGCCAGATTCATGGCAGCTATCACCAGGTTACTGACGGCCAGCGGATACAGCAGGCTGACCATGCTTTTTCGGTTACTGCCGAGATTACTCAGGCGGGCGCGGATGGCCTCCACTGCGCTGGCGTCCATGATGTCGGCCAGTTGCTTACCGGCGCGTTGCAGCTTGAACGTCAGAAACTCTTCGAGGCTGTTGTCCAGCGGCAGGAGTTCAACCAACTCGCAGCGCTGGACGACCTCACGGACTTCCATGTTGCGTTCGGACAGTTTGTCCGCCAGCTCAGGCTGGCCAATCAGCACGATGGACAGCAGCTTTTTGAAGCCGGACTCCAGTTCAAAGAAGCGTTTAAGGTGCTTCAGTGTCGGAATGGGCAGGCTGTGGGCCTCCTCAATCACCAGAACATGGCTGAAACCCGCCTGGCTGCTGTCCTTCAGAACGCGGTGCAGCTGGCGGAAACGGGCGTCCTGGCTGCGTTTGATGCTCTCCAGTGGCGCGATGGTGCTGATGATGGCTTCGGCGATAGCTGCCGCCTTGAGGGTTTTGCCCTTCACATCATTGTCTTCCATGGCGATGATGTATGGCTCTATGACAATCACCGGCGCGTTCTCACGGTTAACGCGTTCAATCAGGTCGCGGCGCAGCGTGGATTTACCCGCGCCGGACTCGCCGATAACCGCCAGAAAGCCACCGTGGCGGGCAGTCTGGAACAGCGCCTCACGCACGTAGCGGATATCCGGCGTGGTGAACACATCGTCCGCGCCCTGCATGGCTTCATCGGCGAACGGGTCACGGAAAAGGCCAAACGCTTTTTTGGTTGCTGGAAATAACACCTGCTTTTTGAGTAACATGTTCTCTTCCTCACTGAGGTTGGTTTTATCGGTAGTACCCGCTGTACGGGGCGTGACAGCGCCCTGTGCAGCATCAAAACTCTTCGCTGTATCAATCCCCTGACTTTCCAGATATAACGCCAGACGCTGGCGCACCTCCTCCGTGCTGGTGCGGGGCCACTCGTTATGGTTCACAATCTGGGCCAGCGTGGCCTCGGAAACGGCGACGGCTCTTGCCACCACCGCCTGCGGGATGCGGGCCTCTTTCAGTTGTTGCTTCAGTACCAGCATGTTTTCCTCCTCAGTTACCGTTAACGATGCTGATAACGCTGTTGCGGGCCGGAGTGGTCAGGGCGACCATGACCTCATCCAGCGCGGCTTCCGGTACGCCGTCCGGATACTGTGCCGTTAACTGGCGGTAATGTTCCGGCGTCCAGGTGTGGCCGTTAGCGCTGAACTTCTCGCGCAGGGCTTTCGCGGCCTCCACATGGGTCAGCGGACGCTGCTCAATACGCGGCCCGCGCACGTCTGAAGCCTGACCGCGCTTCGGCATATAGGCCGGAAGCGTGGTGTCGTCTATATGTTTGTACGGGTCAAGTCGCCCGCCGAACGGCAGCGCCTTCGCCTTGCGTGCAGCAGCTGCATCGGCGGCGTTATCGGTGCCCGTGACCAGTTCTTCGATTTCTTTTGCCGCCGTCTGCGCCGGGGTCTCCGGCAGGGCTTTGTAGCTTTCGCCAAATACCGCCGCGCTTTCGGCAAAGCCGAACTCGTTCTTTCTGACCTCTTCAACCAGGAAGAACGTCTCGTGGCCGTCCTCACCGGTCAGTACCACCTGCGCCACATCGCTGCGCCACGGGTTACGGGTAATCATCAGTTTTTCGCCGACCAGTACGCCCGGTACCGTCGATACGTCAAACTCATTGCCCCGGAACGAGACGCGCAGTTTTGGTGTGACCTTACGGAGTTCCGGCGCGGCCACCGCCAGTTCGCGGCATACCTCAACGGATGGCGCTTTTTTCAGCTGGTCAGCGGCAATCTTCAGCCAGATATCCGTGCGGGTTTTACCGTGGCGGCTGTGAACAGCCGTGGCGTTAAAGTGGCTGCGCCATTTCACGGCCAGCCCGTTCAGTTCGTCCAGGCTATGAACCGGCTGGAATTTGAGACCCGGCTCCAGCTTGCGCTCGATAATGTCCCGCGCCTTTTCCACCTGCCCGGTGGCGCGGGCGTTATGCGGTTTGTGCGCTATCAGGTTGATACCCAGTGAGCGGCACATGTTTTTCGTCATGCCAGCGGTGTTCGCCGAGCCGGGGTCGAGGTAGAGTATTTTCGGCACGCCGTGCATCACGTCCGCGCCACCGCGCTCCTGCATCGCGTTGATAAGCACAGAACAGAGGTTCTCACCGGACTCCGCACCCATCACGTACTCAACGTAAATCCAGCCGCTGGTATGGTCGGTAATCTCGTAACTCCACACGCGGTCACTGGCGATGCGGGCGATGTTGGCAGGCTTGTTCTTGTAAAACTTCGCGCTGTCCATCACCTGCAGCCCTTTATGGCCGTTGCTCAGGTAGTAAAGCGTACAAAGTGAGGCATCAATCTCCCAGACGTGATTGGGATGCAGGCTGGCCATCTCGGATGACGGGGCCGGTGCGTCAAGCTGTTCCGGGTGCAGACCATAGTTCCGCAGGGCGCGGCTGATGGTGTCCTCGGACAGCGGGAAAAACTCGCCTGTGGCCTCGTCCGTTCTGCCAGCAATGATAAAGCCGTTTGACCGCAGGGTCTCCACCGCATCCGCGATGGAATACAGGCGCTTACCGTTCTTACGGGTGGCCTCGCGCAGCGTGGCAGATATCAGCGCGGCTTCGTCGCGGCTCAGGGCACTGCGCCCGGCATCGGCGCGTTTTTTACGTTTGTCAGTCACTGATACCTCCTTCAGCTTGCGCAGCAGGGTGGCGCGGGAAATGCCCAGTTCGGCGCAGGCGGCATCATATATCGCACCACGCTTACCATGCCCCGCGTCACGTGCCGCGCGGGCAACATAAACCAGTCGTTCAGTCAGGGCGGCACTCATGGGTTATGCCTCCTGCCCGTTAATCTCTGGCGTCGGGTCAGTCAGCCATGAAGGGGCGGCGTTGCCTGTCGGCTCGTCCGGCAGGTCAAATGTGGAGCGCAGGCTACGCGCGGTGCTTTCCAGCTGGCAGACCAGACCGGCCATAAAGTCTCTGGGGGTATCAATCATGTTTTCAGCACAGTATGCGCACAGGGTCTCAAAGGCGCTGGACAGTCGAACGGCGATGGCAGATTCCGCCTCAACCGCTAACGCTGTAACTTCCGCACGCAGCTTCTTCACCTCTTCGTCAGGCTTGGGCGGCTGGATACGGGATTTCTTCTCCAGTTTTGTGGAAAGCGAGTCGATTTTTTCGTTTTTGTCGGCGAGTACGCGCTGTTGTGCTGCGTTGGTTTCACGGGCTTCGCGAAGAGACTGACGCAACTCACGTACCGACATGCGATCAACATCATCTAGCGTCAGGCCTGCCACTGTGCCGCCATCTGCTAATTGAGCCAGTTCTTCATCATCTTCCAGCATTAGTTCGTATAACTTTGAGCGCCCTAAAAGCGAAAACGTTTTCGCTTTTGACTCTAGTTCTGGAGATAGAAATTTGAGTGCGGCCTGCGCCATTTTTTGCGCAATGCGAGGTTCAATGCCGAGATGCGCCCTGACAATCTCAACAAACTCGCCATGTGGCTCATTCTCTTTAAGGATAATCAGCCGCTTACCAGCCTCCAGCATGGCTTCAGCACTCTGAGCCATGTAGAAGCGTGTCTCGTGAACGATGCGGTCACGTTCATATGGCAGGCCATCACCAAACTGCTGCATGATTTCGAGGCGATGTTCGGTCATGGCATTAAGACTAACGTTGAGGCCATCACTCAGCGGTGCGTCTTCCATTAGTTCAGCTGGTTGTGATTTTGTGCGTCCCATTTCAACTCCTTAGCGACTGCCAGCCATAACGCGCTGGTTGATTTCATTAATACGATCCTGTGCCCGCGCCATTTCGGTACTGTGCGCCATGGCGATTTGTAAGAGCTGGACTCCAGGAGCAAAACGTCCGTTATCCAGTTTCAGGGCCAGTCCTTCTTCGATAAGGGTATTGAGCGCACGATTGATATTCGCCGGTGACTCGCCCAGAGCCGATGCCAGTTCACCGTTAGAAACACCGTTCAGAGCGTGACCGCGTAAAGCCTTAAGGACACGCAAAATACGGGTACCTGAGCTTGATGTATTTGGTTTACTCATGACGCCTCCTTGAGGATGCCGGGGGTAACTTCTTTGCCTATTGCGACCGAAAGGTCTCGTAAAATCCGATAAGTCAAACGACCGCGTGGAAGTTCGCTTTTGCCTGCCCAGCGGCTGACAGCCTGGGTGACTGTTCGTGGCTCATAGCCCGCGTTAAGCGCGAACTGGCGCAAGCTACTGCCTCTTTCAACCAGCCGTGCCCGAACTTGTTGTTTGTTCATATGCACCGTGTTCCTGTTGGGTTATGATGTACTCTATTGGGTCTATTGTACGCACCCAAACGGGTATGTCAAATTGAGATATGTTCAAATGAGTATAAAAGAGAGATTGCGCGAAGCGATGGATGCTAAGGGTTTGACAATAAAAGCATTGTCAGACTTGTCAAAAATTCCGTATCGCTCACTTCAAAACTATCTGCGTGGAGAAAGAGAACCTAATGCAGAGGCTCTTGTTGCGCTAAGCACCCATTTGAACATATCAATAGATTGGCTACTTACTGGTAAAGGGGAAGCTGTTGGGGTAGTTGGGGTAGAGAAAGCACAGCCAGCTAATCAGGAGCAGCATTTCAACCAGTCTGATCTGAAGTTATTGGAGCTGCTCAACCAACTGGAGCCAGAGGTGCGAAAAGAGTTGCTGCGAGGCGCTGAGGAAAAACAGCGAATGATTGATATGGAAAAACAGCTTAAGGAGCTGTCCGCAGCGTTCGAGAGATTAAAAAATACGGGTTAATCTGTTCCTATTAAGAACATTAGAGGTATAAGGACATGACTATGCGCAAATTATTTTTACCGTTGATATTTGTTTTATCTGGGTGTGGAGATAATACCGAACCTGCTGATACGTCAACCACAGCTAAGGAGCACGCGGTTTTTAGCGTTGAAACAGATAATCCGGTTGTAAATCGCGAATTACCGTTTATTCGCCAACAACTCCCCGGCTTGGATAAGTACGCGGACAGTTTTGAAAAAATCGAAGTATCCGAGGATAGCGAACGCCCGGTGACAACGGTGCAGTTTCATATTAAAGACGAAAATAATATTCCAAGTGACTACATAGCCTCTGGTCATAATTGTTATTTGTTCATATCAAATAATGCCCACGAAGTGAAAATATCTAAATCAGCATGTCAGGCTGTTTTTTTCGATAAAACGGATGTTCCCGGTGGTGACCTGACCGTGAAACTTGATAAGGAAAAAGTTCCTATGACAGATGATGGTAAGACCCCGCGTGCAGGCTGTTTGAAAGCTTATTCACCAGAGCCAGATAATGATTATTGGACTTGTCCAAGGCAGGATTAAATGTTTAGGTGGTGCTGCAGATGCACCACCACCACCTTTAACTACCTCTTTCAAAAATTACAAATTACCAGCTCTTTCTTCGGGCTGGGTTTGCCAGCTACCTTAAGGTTGTAACTGATATCAACCGACTGCATGTTCAGACCGTTGAATGCCTGCCGCATTTCTGGGATATCGTTCACTGATATAATCATCTTCCCTTTGATCCTTCGCGCTAAATCTGCCATGTGATCATAGTTTTCCAGCCCGAACTCCACACCATAGCCTTCCGTTCCCCAGTACGGTGGGTCACAGTAGAACAGCGTATGCGGGCGATCATATCGTTCTATGCACTGGTGCCAGTCCAGATGCTCTATCAGCGTTCTCGACAGGCGCAAGTGTGCCATCGACAGTTCTTCCTCAATACGCAGCAAATTGAAGCGCGGCGCACTGGTTGTAGAGGTACCGAATGTGTGATCCGCGACCTTGCCTCCAAATGCTTGTTTCTGCAGGTAGTAGAACCGAGCTGCACGCTGAATGTCGGTGAGCGTTTCTTCCGGGGTGTCCTGCAGCCATTTGTAAATCTGACGACTCACCAGCGCCCATTTGAACTGGCGGACAAACTCTTCCAGGTGATGTTTTACCACCCGATACAGATTCACCAGCTCACCGTTGATATCGTTAATGACTTCGGTCTTGCTGGGTGTCTTAAGAAAATAGAGCGCAGCTGCGCCGCAGAACGGCTCCACATAGCAGGTATGAGCCGGAAACAGCGGCAGAATATGCTTAGCCAGGCGACGTTTTCCCCCAATCCATGGAACGATGGGTAAAGATTGTTCTTTCATTATCCGTAAGCCTTTTGCAATCAGTGAAAATATGGCAGGCTAGTCTGGTCTCGCGAGACTGACTGAACCCTGGTCGGCTCACAGTGCATACCTGTGGGTTGACGGCCAGTCCGGTGTTCGTGCACCGGGCTGGTCGTTCTTTCACTGTCAGGATGAGGTTTCGGGATACTGAATTACTTTTAACGCTGTTTAATGAGAGTCGTGTTGTTCAACGTATTTTCGGTAAGACGATGGAGTAATTATGCTAAAAAAATCCCCTGAAGAATTCATTGAAGAATGGCGTCAACGGGATCGTAAAAATATTGAACGCTCTGCTGTATCAATGATACCTCACGTTATTGGGAAGGCTGCTGTTGCTCTTGTAAGTCAGGATAAACCGATTACAACAGAGAATCTCATTCAGCATCTTGAGGGCGAGATTCAGAATTCGGGTGCAGCTGAAAGCTGGTACCGAACGGCTTTGAAGTTCCTGGAGGATTCAGCCTCCCGGCAATAATATCAGTTGCAATAACCAGTAGTGCCAGCCAGTCCCCTTTACAGGCGGTGTGTGCAGAGTCAGACATACACCGCTTCAGCGATTCCTGATAAGACTCTCCTGGCTTACGGATGAAATACCAGGTGCCATTCTCTTGTTTTACCCAGCTCATTTGATATTCCTCTTGTTATTTGTCTTCTCATGGCCATCATGCGGTTCACGTCTGCATTCTCACTATTAACGCTGTTTAAAATCCCTTTCCCCGACCATTTGTGATGCTGTCTCCACTACACAAGGAGACGCTCATGAAAAACCTGAAAAAACTCATTCCCCCTGTTAAAAAGCCACGTCTCAGCGGCTGGCTGCTGACCGCAGTGCTGTTGCTCGGTACCATCGGTCTTGTATCGCCCCAGCAGCTTCCGGTGGTTGTCTACAAGCTGTCACTCATCACGCTGGCGGCAGTATTGGGCTACTGGCTTGACCGTTCGCTTTTCCCCAAAGCCAGGCCAGGTCAGTACCTGAAGCATGACGACAGGCTGATGGCCGACGGGCGTTACCCGGTACAGACAGGCCTTCACCTGGTCTTTTCCGCTGCGCTAATCCGCCGTGCGCTGATTGTTGCCGCAGTCTGTCTGGCCGTAGCGACGGGGCTTTAATGATGACCCTCTATATGTACTGGCCTCAGGTTGTCTGGGCCGTGCTGGTACTGCTGGGGCTGGGCATCGAACTGGCCCGCCACGGGCAGGCCCGCACGGGTAAGCACAGTTTCTGGTGGCAGCTCTTTGGTTCAGTAACGGTAGCCTGGCTGCTCTGGTGTGGCGGCTTCTTCAGTCAGGCCCGCGCAGCCCAGCCACCGCAAGCCGCGCTGCAGTATCGCGACGATGTGATCCGTAATGCCCGGCTTGAATGGGGGCTGTCTGCGCCGGTGGCCGACTTCGCCGCGCAGCTGCATCAGGAAAGCGGCTGGCGACCTGATGCGGTCTCGCCGGTTGGCGCTCAGGGGCTGGCGCAGTTTATGCCCGCCACCGCCGACTGGATAAGCCAGCTGGTACCGGGGCTGAACAGCCGTGAGCCGTTTAATCCGGCATGGGCCATCCGGGCGCTGGTCAGCTATGACCGCTGGCTGTGGCAGCGCGTCAGCGCCGTCAACGGCTGCGAGCGTATGGCCATGACGCTGTCGGGCTATAACGGCGGTCTGGGCTGGGTACAGCGTGATAAGCGTCTGGCCGTGCAGAACGGGCTGGACGGTACCCGCTGGTTTGGTCATGTCGCCACGGTGAATGCCGGGCGCAGCGCTGCCAACTGGCGGGAGAACCGCCACTACCCGCAGCGTATCCTGCGGGAGCTGGCTCCGCGCTATCTCACATGGGGAGGCAGCAGCTGTGTGGAACCTGGTTAAAAGATTACCGTGGCGCGGCATGGTGCTGGCGCTTGTTCTGGTGGCTGCTCTTTATGGATTGAACCGCTGGGGCTATCACGACGGTTCTGAGGACGCAAAACGTGACGGTGACGCAGCGCTCAGTCGGCTGCAGTCAGCGTTCGACACGTACAAAACCGAACAAACGACGCTTGAGAACGCAGCGCTGCGGGCCTGGGCAAAGCGGTATCAGGAGCAGGTAGTCGCCGGGCAGCAGGCTGAAGCCAGTTACCTTAAGCAGATTGCTCAACTGGAGAGCCAGAACAAACAACTACAGGGGCAAATTAACGATGTCACACAGCGCTGGATTGATGAAAAAGGTAAGAGCCATCCCATTGAGTGCGTGTTTACTCGCGGTTTCGTGCGCCAGTACAACGCCGCGCTCGGATATGACAACGCATCCGTCGACACCGGTCATTCAGACGCAACTGCCGCCGCTGGCACCGGCACTGGCGCAGCGTCCGGGCAACCTGAAGCCGCTGACGCCTGGCTACGCGACTCAGGCGTCTCCCAGCGTGACGTCCTCGCCAACATCATCGACAACGCGAAGCAGTGCCGCATCTGGCGCAGCCAGATAAACGGGCTGCTGGACGAACGGGAAGGATTACAGAAATGACGTTGCAGGTTGAATTCTGGACGGTGGTGGGTTTCCTCATCACCTTCATGAGCTTTGTCGGTGGTATAGCAAAGTGGCTTTTCAGTAAAGCGGAAGAGCGTCAGGCGGCGCGGTTCGCCTCCCTTGAGCAGTCGCTGCAACAGTCCGCCTCTAACTGGGGTGAGCTGGAAAAAGAATTTATGCGGTTTAAGGCGGATTTACCGCTGAACTACGTCCGCCGCGAGGATTATATCCGGGGCCAGACGGTCATCGAGGCAAAGCTGGACGCGCTCTACAACAAACTGGAACTGGTACAGCAGTACCGCCATACAGGAGGTCGTAATGGTTGATATCGCCCGCGTGCGCCGGGAGTCCCTGCGCTGGAGTCTGCTGGTTGCTCTGAACAAAACCCGCCCGTACACCGCCAGCGAGACGCTGCTGCTGGACGTGTCCCGTGCCATCTACCCGGACACCACACCGCTGGAACTGCGCCGTGAGCTGGATTATCTGGCCGACCGCAAGATGGTTGATCTGGAGAAAAAACCCTCCGGCGACTGGTTTGCCGACCTGACCCGCCTCGGTGTCGATCTGGTTGAGTACACCGTGGAATGCGGCCCCGGCATCGCCCGCCCGGAAAAGTACTGGAGTGAATGATGGCCAGACGCAGCACGATAGAAAAGCTGCCGGAAGACGTGCGTCGCTGGCTTGAGCGGGCGCTGACTGAATCCGGCTTCAGCGGGTATAACGAGCTGGAGTCCCTGCTGCGTGAGCAGGGTTACGTTATCAGCAAATCGGCTATCCATCGCTATGGCCAGAAGATTGAGCGCCGCTATGGCGCTATCCGTGCGGCCACCGAAGCGGCCCGGATGCTGACCGAAGGTGCGGCTGACGATCAGGATGCGCGTTCGGAGGCGGTGATCGCCCTGATTCAGACCGAGCTGTTCGAGAGCATCGTCCAGTTGCAGGAAGCGGAAGAAGGCGAAGTCGACCCCAAAGAGCGCGTGGCGCTGCTGTCGAAGGTGGCGAAGAACGTGGCCACGCTGTCCCGCGCTTCCGTCAACCTTAAGAAGTTCCAGTCTGAAGTCCGGGCCAGAGCGCAGCAGGCGGCCAGCAACGCCGAGAAAATTGCCCGTAAGGGTGGACTGTCAACCGATGCGGTACAGGCGCTGCGCCGTGAAATTCTGGGGATTGCCACATGAGCCAGCTTGCTCCCGTTTTGCCTGATACCTCGGCGCTGGATATCCCCGCCGTTCTGATGCCCTACCAGCAGCGCTGGGTGGCTGACACTTCTCCGCTGAAGGTGATTGAGAAGAGCCGCCGTACCGGTATCACCTGGGCTGAGGCATCCGATGACGTGCTGACCGCTGCCTCTTCAGCGCCTGCGGGCGGGATGAACGTGTATTACATCGCCTATAACCAGGACATGACCGTCGAATATATCCAGGCGTGTGCGATGTGGGCGCGGGCATTCAACTATGCCGCCAGCGAAATCGAAGAGGGTTTCTGGGAGGAGGACGAAGACGACAAGCACATCAAGACCTACACCATCAAATTCCCTGACTCCGGCTTCCGCGTTGTCGCGCTCTCAAGTCGCCCGTCTAACCTGCGTGGCCGTCAGGGCATCATCGTTATCGACGAAGCGGCGTTCCATGAGCAACTGGACGAACTGCTGAAGGCGGCGCTGGCGATGCTTATCTGGGGCGGTAAAGTGCGCGTTATCTCCACCCATGACGGTGACGATAACCCGTTCAATACGCTTATCGGTGATATCCGGGCCGGGCGTCAGGGGGGTAGCGTACATCGCATTACTTTTCAGGAGGCTGTGTCCGAGGGGCTGTTCCACCGCGTCTGCCTGCGTACCGGGAAAGAATGGTCGCAAGCGTCCGAGCAGGCGTGGATGGCATCGGTATACAAATTCTACGGTGCCGGTGCATCGGAGGAGCTTGACTGTGTTCCGGCCAACGGTGGCGGAGCCTGGCTGTCCCGCGCCCTGATAGAGTCCCGTATGTCGTCTGGCACGCCGGTGTTGCGCCTGACCTGCCCGGAGGGTTACGAGCTGAAGCCCGATGATGTCCGCTGGAGCGAGACGCAGGAGTGGCTTGATACACATCTGAAACCGTTGCTGGAGGCGCTCCCCGCTGACGCACGTTCTTTCCTGGGTCGCGACTTTGGCCGCAGCGGTGACCTGTCGGTGGACTATCCCCTGCTGCAGGAGAAGAACCTGGTTCGCCGCGTGCCGTTCGTGCTGGAGCTGCGCAACGTGCCGTTCAAACAGCAGGAGCAAATCGCCTGGTACCTGATGGATGGCCTGCCAAACCTGATGGGCGCGGCGCTTGATGCCCGTGGTAACGGCTCTTACCTCGCCGAATACGCCATGCAGCGCTACGGCTCCAGCCGGGTTAAGCAGGTGATGCCAACTGAAAACTGGTATCGCGAGCATATGCCGCCGGTCAAGGCTGCGCTGGAAGATGGCAACCTGGTGGATTTACCGAAGGATGAAGACACGCTGGATGACCTGCGGGCCGTTCAGGTGGTAAACGGCGTTCCCCGCGTGCCGGAACAGCGCTCAAAAGCGAAGTCTGACAGTGGCAAGCGTCACGGGGATTCAGCCATCGCGCTGGCGCTGGCGTACTTTGCCAGCCGTGAAATTAACAAAGGGCCGGTGAAGGCAAGCTCACGCCGTCGTCGTCAGGCGGCCCGTATGCTGGAGGATTACTGATGGCCCGTGGACTCTGGGTTTCACCCAGTGAGTTCGTCAAATTTGCCGAACCCAATAAAACGCTGACGGAGCAGATCGCCTCGCGCAGCCGCTCCATCGACTTTTTCGGGCTGGGGATGTACCTGCCTAACCCTGACCCCATTCTGAAATCTCAGGGCCGGGATATCCGCATCTATCGCGAGCTGCGTACCGACCCGCTGGTCGGCGGCTGCATCCGCAGGCGTAAGGCGGCGGTCAAGTCGCTGGAGCGTGGTCTTGAGCGCGGTCATGCCCCGGCGCGGGTATTCAGCTTCATCCGGGATATGCTCGACGATCTGGATTTGTCCCGCATCATCGGCGAGATGACCGACGCCGTTCTCTACGGGTATCAGCCCTGTGAGGTCATGTGGGGGCGTTCTGTTAAATCCTGGGGCATCGCAGATATCGTGGGCAAGCCACCGGAGTGGTTCCAGTTCGACAATGACAACCTGCTGCGCTTTCGTGCTAAAGACGCCGGGCTGGAAGGCGAGCCGGTACCGCTGAACAAGTTCGTGGTACCGCGTCAGGACGCGACCTACGACAACCCGTATGGCTTCCCTGACCTGTCGATGTGCTTCTGGCCCGTGACCTTCAAAAAAGGCGGCATGAAGTTCTGGGTGCGCTTTGCCGAGAAATACGGCTCACCGTGGGTTATCGGCAAGCATCCGCGCGGTACAGCACAGGGCGAGATTGACCTGCTGCTGGATTCCATGGAGGCAATGGTGGAAGACGCGGTGGCCGCTATCCCTGACGATTCCTCCATTGAAATTAAGGAGGCCGCAGGCAAGGCCGACAGCAGCGATATTTATCAGAACCTGATAACGCTTGCCCGCAGTGAAATCTCCATCGCCCTGCTGGGGCAGAACCAGACCACCGAGGCCAACAGTAACCGCGCCTCCGCGCAGGCCGGACTGGAGGTTACCGATGATATCCGTGACGCTGACGCTGATATCGTGGAAAGCGCGGTGAATCAGGCCATCAGGATGGCGGTATCAATGAACTTTGGCGATGTGGCCAGCCCCGTCTGGAAGATGTGGGAACAGGGAACGGTCGACGATACCCAGGCAACCCGCGACGAGAAACTCAGCCGCGCCGGTGTGGTCTTCACCCCGCAATACTTCAAGCGTGAGTACCAGCTGCAGGACGGCGATATTGACGAGACACCACCGTCAGAACGCCAGAAGAACATGCTGCCGCTGTCATTTGCCGAGGCCATTGATGCCGATATTCAGGCACAGCAGGCCCTGGACGACGCGCTGGATATTCTGATGAACGGAGGCGCGTTAAATGGCACGCTGGAACCCGTACTGGCTCCTCTGTTTAAGCGGGTTGAAGATGGCGTCAACCCGTCTGAGCTGCTGGGCGAACTGGCCGAGCTGTACCCTCAGATGAACGCTGAAGACCTGCAGGAACGGCTGGCACGGATTATGTTTGTTGCAACTGTCTGGGGGCGTCTGCATGAGCGTGACAACGGCTGAACTGGCGTACTGCATGACGTTGCCCCCCAAACGGGCTATCAGTTACCTGAAGTCCAAAGGGTATAGCTTCACGTGGGACTGGGAGGAGATGTGGCAGGATGCCCATGCCCGCGCCTTTACCGTCGCCAAAGTGACCCGCCTTGATATCCTGGAAGATATCCGCGGGGCACTGCAGCAGGCAGTCGATGAAGGAAAAACAGGCCGCTGGTTCCGGCAGGAGCTGGAGCCGGAGCTGCAGCGTAAGGGATGGTGGGGGCCACGTGACACCACCGACCCGGTAACGGGCGAGCCGGTCACCATCCAGCAGGGCAGCCCGTGGCGGCTCGACACCATCTTTCGCACCAATATGTCCGTACTCTACAGTGCCGGTCGCTGGGCGGAACAGATGGAGAACGTCGACGACAGACCGTACTGGATGTATACCGGCATCAACGACAGCCATACCCGCAAGAGCCATCTGGCCCTGCATGGTCTGGTGCTGCGCTATGATGACCCGTTCTGGCAGGCGTTCTACCCGCCGAACGGCTGGCGCTGCCGCTGTGGCGTGATTGCCCTGAGTGCGGCGGATGTGCGTGCCCGTGGCCTGAAGGTGTCAGGTTCTGGCTCAGCCATGGGATGGGAGCTGAAGCTGGTTTCAGAGAAAACAGGCGAGATGCAGAACGTCGCCACCTTCAATACCAGCACCACGAAGGTGGCCACCGACGTCGGCTGGTCTTATGCGCCGGGGGCTGCATACCGTCCCGACCTTGCCCGCTATCAGGGTACGCTTCAACCGCTGGCACAGCAGGAACTGAGAGGATAACGATGGCTTCCGATAACCTGGTCAATGTCACCATTAACGATGAATCCCTGCGCCGGAGCCTCCGTGCGCTGGACCTTGCAGCCACAGACCTGGAACCCGCAATGCGCAAAATCGCCGGAACCCTGCTGGCGGAAACGCAGTTTAACTTTCTCGATGAGGGGCGTCCGGGGTGGACTCCCTCACTGGCAGCGCAGGAGCGCGACGGGCAAACGCTGCAGGATACCGGGCGTCTGATGGGGTCGGTATCAACCGACCATGACGACCGGCAAGCAGCGGTTGGCACTAATGTCGTTTATGGGCCGATTCACCAGTTCGGTGGTAAAACGGGGCGTAATGAGTCCGTTGAACTTCCGGCCCGTCCGTTCCTGCCGCTGACAGGGGATGGTGAGCTGCAGCCTGAAGTGGTTGTCCCCATCCTCGATACGATTGTCCGCCATCTTGAAGCAGCGGCCCGTCGCTGAGTTTTGTCTCTGCAGGCGGGTGATTTATCATTGCCAGCCGCTGAGGGGCTGTATTACCTTTATAAAGGCTTTACAGCCCCCGCTTTGCACCACTATTCGCCTGCAGCATGACATTCCCCGTACTGATACCCCCGATTTTTTCTAAAGCAGATTAAAAGCGCTGCTGATGCTTTTTCCACAGACTGTCCCCGACAACGTAACGCGGGACAGCAAAATGCCAGCCATTCACATTTTTAAAGCCGGTACTCATACCGATATGCACGGCACGAAACTGCCGTTCACGCAAAGCGATCTTGCCGCCTGCGTGAAAGCCTATGACCCGTCCGTCCATGAAGCGCCTCTCGTTATTGGCCACCCCAAAACGGAAGACCCGGCGTGGGGCTGGGTGAAATCCCTGTCGCTTAACGGCGGCGATCTGCTCGCTGAGCCTGACCAGCTCGACCCGCAGTTTGCCGAACTGGTGGGCAACGGACGCTTCAAGAAGGTCTCTGCCTCATTCTATCTCCCTGACTCACCGAACAACCCGAAGCCCGGCACGCTTTACCTGCGTCATGTCGGTTTTCTGGGGGCGCAGCCACCTTCCATTAAGGGGCTGAAGCAGGTCTCGTTTGGTGAGAAAGAAGAAGGCGTCGTGGAGTTTGCCGACTGGAGTGATATCACCAATGCCTCTTTATGGGGCCGTCTGCGCGATTTTCTGATTGCTCAGTTCGGGCTGGACGAGACCGACAAGGTGCTTCCTTCATGGCAGGTTGACTCCCTGCGCGAAGAGGCTTACCGCGACACCGGGAAGTCTGAACCGGACTTCAGTGAACACAATCCCAACCCTCAACAAGAGAACAGCACCATGACTGAAGAAGAAATCAAAGCGCTTCAGGCGGAAAACACACGTCTGAAAGCGGAAGCCACCCAGCGGGCAGAACAGGAAGCGAAGAGCAAGCAGGACAAACTGCACGCGGAGAACGTCTCCTTTGCCGAGAAGCTGGTTGGCGATGGCCGACTGGCCCCCAAAGCGAAGTCGGTAGTCGTGGCCATCCTGGACGCGGTCTCTGCAGGTGACAAGCCGGTTGAGTTTGCTGAAGGCGATACCCGCACCCCGCTGGCCACGGCGTTTAAGACGCTGCTGGACAGCACTGGTCCGGTACTGAATTTCAGTGAGCACGCGACCAAAGACCGCGTGAACACGGATATCAAAACGACGTCAGCGGAGTTCGCTGAAGCCGACCCGGAACGTCTGGCGCTGCATCAGAAAGCGCTGGAACTGTCGAAAAAAGAAGGCATCAGCTACGACGCTGCTGTCTCCCGCTGCCTGTAATTAAGGAGAGAACATGTCTGACTATTTAAAGGGTAAGCGCGTCGTTGACCCGGTGCTGACCAGCATCGCTCGCGGTTATAAAAATGCCGCGTTCATCGGTGAGCGCATTTTCCCCATTGTCCTTACCGATAAGGAAGGTGTGACCGTGCCGACCTTCGGTAAATCCGCTTTTGTGGAGTACGACACCGAGCGTGCCGTGGGGGCTGACAGTAACGTTCTGGTACGCGAGAAAACCGGCAAGCTGGACCTGGTTCTCAACGAGCACGATCTGGCCGCGCCGGTGGACTATCGCGAGCAGGCAGAGTCGATGTTCAACGAAGAGGCCAAGGCCATTCGCCGTGTGACGAGCGGCGTCAACCTCAAGCGAGAACTGTATGCGGCCCGTCTGGCCCAGGACAAGAACGTCTATCGCGCGGCTAACGTCAAAGCGCTGGCCGCTGCCGACCGCTGGGGTGGTGGCAAGGGTGACCCGATTGGCATCATTGAAGGCGGGATCGAAGCGGTGCGTAACGCCACCGGCCTGCGTCCGAACCTGATGACCATGGGGGCCAGCGTGATGTCGCTGCTGAAGTTCCACCCGGCGATTCAGGCCGCGATTGGTGCCAACGAACGCAAGCGTATCACCATCGAAATTCTGAAAGACCTTTTCCAGCTGGAAGATGTGGTGGTCGGCGAGCCGGTCTCCATGGCCTCCATGAAAGACGCGCAGAGCAAGGACAAAGTCCCGGCTGATATCTGGGGCGACAACCTGATGCTGCATTACGTCGGTAAACCCCAGCCGGGCACTGACAGCGCCGACGAAAACGAGCCGTCATTCGGTTACACCCTGCGCCGTAAAGGGATGCCGGTGGCGGATAAATACGATGGCGTCGGCGGCAAGGTGAAGTACTGCCGTTATACCGATATCTACAAAGTCGCCGTGGTCGGTGGCGATGCCGGGTATCTCGTCACCAACATCGTGAAATAAGGAGACGGTCATGGGTACAACTCAGCAGGTCATTCTGACCACTACCGTGACGGCCAGCGCGGCGCTGACGCAACAGCGCTTTGTCGGTGCCGATAACGCACCCTGTCAGGCCGGAGCCGTCGCGCTCGGTGTGGCGGAGGTGGATGCCGCTGCCGGTGATGTAACGCCGGTCAACGTACTGGGTATTGTTGCGGTCGAGGCCGGTGCCGCGATTGCTAAGGGGCAGAACGTCCAGTCGGATGCAAACGCCTGCGCCGTTCCCCAGACAGCCGCCACGGAAGATACCCCTGCGGGAATCTCTGCCGGGATTGCGCTGGATGAGGCACTGGCCGAAGGTGACGTTATCCGCATCCTGCGCGGGGTGTGACATGTACTGCACCCTGGCGGATTTACAGGAACAAGTGCCTGAGTCAACGCTGATTCAGCTCACTAACGAGGTCGTGGATTTCGACACCCCTGCCACGGTGAATGTGACGGTTGTGGACAGCTGTATTCGCTACGCCGGGGAGTTGATTGATGCGCACCTTCGTGGCCGCTATACCCTGCCGCTGGCAGAAGTGCCTACCGTTCTGCGGGATATTGCCATCACGCTGGTGCGTTACCGCCTGTATGTCCGTCGTCCTGAAGGTGATCTGCCTGACACCGTCAAAGACGACAACAAAGAGGCCCGGCGTCAGCTTGAGGCTATCCGCGACGGGAAGCTGACGCTGGGGCTGCAGTCCACTCAGAAGGATGTGCCTGAGTCCGGTGAAATCCGGGCGCGGGCACGCCGCCCCACCTTTGGCGGGCGCGACGGCTTACTGGAGAAATACTGATGAACGTTCTGCCCGTCCTCGATGCGGTGCTGGCCCGGTTGCGCGAGAAGCTGCCCCAGTTGCAGGTGGAGTACTTCCCGGAAAAGCCGTCCGAATACCGCCTGAATCATCCTGTCGGGGCGTTGCTGCTGAGCTATGCCGGTTCGCGCTTCGACAAACCCGATGATATTGGTGCGGTGATCCAGCCTCAGACTATCCAGCTCTGCGTCTCGGTGGTCTTCCGCCAGCTCAACGGTAAAAGAGGTGCGATTGACGTTCTGGATGCAGTCCGCCGCATCCTCGGTGGTTACACCCCGCCGAACTGCCGCCGTCGTATATGGCTGACCCGTGAAGTGTTTATCGGTGAGGTCAAGGGGCTGTGGCAGTACGCTCTCGACTTCGCAACCGAAAGCGTCTTTATCGAAGACAGCGACTTACCGTCCGGCCCGCTGTTAACCGAAGTGAACTATGAGGAAAGCGAGTGATGAAAGAATACCGCTATTCCGGCCCGGCCAGCGGCGTCACGCTGTCGGACGGAACCGAAATCCTGCTCTGGCCGGGGAAGAATGTTTCCCTGCCGGAGGAGCATGACTATGTGAAGGTACTGGTGGCGCTGAAGCATCTGACACCGGTATCTGAAGAGACTAAACCCGCCAGCACACCGGCTATGCAGTCACCAAAGCGCAGGAACGGCGGCGACAACGATGTGAAAACGGAGGACTCCCATGGCGGCTAACTATCTGCATGGCGTCGAAACCATTGAGGTGGAAAACGGTGCTCGCCCGGTTAAAACGGTGAAGTCTGCCGTCATTGGCCTGATTGGTACTGCCCCGATGGGAGACGTCAATACGCTGGTGCAGTGCCTGTCTGAGAAAGATGCAGCGACGTTTGGCAACCAGCTCACCGGCTTTACCATTCCGCAGGCACTGGATGCGATCTACGACCATGGCGCAGGCACCGTTCTGGTCATTAACGTGCTTGATCCTGCTTTGCATAAAACCGCAGTGGCCGATGAGGATGTGACGTTCGACAAGGCGACGGGTAAAGCACAACTGGCTAATCCGGTGGTCGCGCAGCTGGTGCTGAAACCGGACAGCGATGGCCAGCCTTATGTGGAAGGTCAGGACTACTCGCTTGATGCACAGACAGGGGTAATTACCAACCTCGGTAAGAGCATTGCTGCGGATGCAACGGTGAAGGCCAGCTATAACTATGCCGATCCGACCAAAGTCACCCCGGCTGATATCATCGGTGCCGTTAACGCGGCGGGCAACCGTACCGGCATGAAGCTGCTCAACGACAGCTTCAACCTGTTTGGCTACTTCGCCAAAATCCTGATTGCCCCGGTATTCTGCACCCAGAACAGCGTCTCGGTTGAGCTTATCGCCATGGCTGAGAAGCTGGGCGCGGTGACCTACATCGACGCGCCGATTGGTACCACTTTTGCGCAGGCTCTGGCGGGGCGCGGCCCGGAAGGCACCATTAACTTCAATACCAGCTCCGACCGCGTCCGTCTGTGCTATCCGCACGTCAAGGTGTACGACGCGGCCACCAACAGCGAACGGCTGGAGCCGCTGAGCCAGCGTGCTGCAGGTCTGCGTGCCAAAGTCGACCTGGACAAGGGCTACTGGTGGTCGTCCTCCAACCAGGAAATTCTGGGTATTACCGGCGTGGAGCGCCAGCTGTCGGCAATGATTGATGACCCGCAGAGCGAGGTGAACCTGCTTAACGAACAGGGCATCACCACGGTCTTCAGTAGCTACGGCAGCGGCCTGCGTCTGTGGGGCAACCGGACAGCAGCATGGCCAACAGTCACCCATATGCGCAACTTTGAGAACGTTCGCCGCACCGGTGATGTGATCAACGAGTCTCTGCGTTATTTCAGCCAGCAGTACATCGACATGCCTATTACCCAGGCGCTGATTGATGCGCTGACGGAGTCGGTCAACGCCTACGGTCGCAAGCTGATTGGCGACGGTGCGCTGCTGGGCTTCAGTTGCTGGTTTGATCCGGCACGTAACGAAGAGACGGAGCTGGCAGCTGGTCACCTGTTGCTGAGCTATAAATACACGCCGCCACCGCCGCTGGAGCGACTGACGTTTGAGACCGAGATCACCTCGGAATACCTGTTAACCCTGAAGGGGAATAGCTGATGGCAAAGATTGAAATCAACCGCATCACGAATGCCAACATCTACCTGGATGGCGCTAATCTGCTGGGCCGGGCCGAGGAGGTCAAACTCCCTGATGTGTCCATGACCATGCAGGAGCACAAAGCGCTGGGGATGGTGGGCAAGGTGGAACTCCCGGCAGGCTTTGACAAAATGGAAGGCGAGATCAAGTGGAACAGCTTCTATCGCGACGCCATGTTGTCTGCTGCTAACCCGTATAAATCGCTGGCCCTGCAGTGCCGCTCCAGCGTGCAGCGCTACAGCTCGCAGGGACTGATTGACGAAATTCCGCTGGTCACTTTCCTGACGATCATGTTTAAGAAGAACCCGCTGGGGACGTTCAAACAGCATGAGAACGCCGAGTTCTCCAGTAGCTTCACCTGCACGTACATCAAGCAGGTACTGGATGGTGAAGAGCTGCTGGAGCTGGACTATCTGGCCAACATCTTCCGCGTCGGCGGCGTTGACCAGTTGACCGACTACCGCATCAACATCGGGGGCTGACGGTGACCGTCGAGATTGAAGACAAAGGCGGGAACTGTGGTTCGATTGGCATGGGGAATGGCACCTGGTTTACCATCCTCGATATTCCGGGGGTGGAAAACCTTTTTAATATCCAGAAAACCAATGACCCGATAGACTGCACACGCTCCAAAGCACGAAAGCTCGCTGACCTGATTGAGGCATGGGAGCCACCTGACCACTGGTTCACCGGCATCGGCAAATCTGAGGGAAAGGCACTTCTTATCGCCTTCCTGCGCAGCTGCAAAGGCTTTCGCACTCACTGATATCACAGGGGCTTCGGCCCCTTTCTTCTTAATTCCCTTTAATATCTGCCAGCACCACCACCGGACATACTGCTCTGAACTTACACAGGAGCACGATCATGTCACAGACCCAATCCGATACTTTTAAGCTGTCTTACCCCTTCACCACAGCTGCAGGCACCAGAGTTGAGCAGGTTGAACTGAAACGCCTGACGGTCAAAGACCTGAAGCAGGTGCGCAAAATCAGTAAAGACCCGGCTGACTGGGACGAACCGCTGATTGCCCGTAGCACCGGTATTCTCCCGGAAGACCTCGATAATATGGATCTTGCCGACTACATGGAGCTGCAGAAACGATTTCAGCAAGTCACTGGGCTGGGCAAGAGCGACGAAAACGCTGATGCAGGCGCAGGGGCTGCTGGCGAGGTGGTTTAGATTTCAGCCGGGGGAGATTGATGCCCTCGATACTGACGATCTGGAGATGTGGCTGGAGCAGGCTGAAGAGCAAATCAGAAGCGAGTTCGGCGATAATCAGTAACTCCTCATCACTTAACAGCCGCTACTCGCGGCTGTTCTGCATGGCTCTCAGACATTTTCCTTCCGTTTTTCTGCTTTCAGAGGATAACCACCGTGGCCAGTGAATTTTCAGTCGGCGTCATTATTGGCGGCATTGTCGGGAGCAGCTTCCGCTCAGCCGTCAGCGGTACCCGACGCGCCCTTGATTCCCTGGGCGATACATCGCGCCGCCTGCAGGAACGCCAGAATGCCTTAACCCGTGCAACTGAACGTTATGGCCAGTTAGGCTCTTCCCGGATGCAGCGCCTCAACAGCGACCTGCTGAGGGTAAGCCGCACAATGGAGCAAATTGAGCGCCAGCAGCGCCGTCTGTCAGCAGTATCGGCCACCAGTGACGCGCTGAAAGCTAACCGCATGGCGCTCTATGGTCAGGGCGCAGAAACCTATGCCATCGGCAGAACACTGGGGGCACCGGTCATGGCCTCAGTCAAACAATATGCCTCGTTTGAATCGCAGTTGCGGGATATCAGTGTCACTGGTGATCTGGATTCAAGGCAGGAACAGGCCATCGGTACTGCCATTCGTCGGGCATCCCTGCAGGTCAATCAGCTCCAGGAATCTCTGTTGGGCGGTGTTGGTCAACTGGTTGCCGATGGCATGAATCCGGAGCAGGCAGCGACCTTTGCCGGGATGCTCGGTAAAGCAGCCACGGCCACCAAAGCGGATATGACTGACCTCGCAAAAATGACCTACGCCTTTAGCGATGCACTGAAAATTACCGATGCCAAAGAACTGGAGCAGGCGTTTGGGATTGCGGCAACCGGGGCTAAGCTAGGCTCGTTTGAACTGAAGGATATGGCGAAAGCGTTACCTGGTATGGCCAAAGCCTTCGCTGCACGTGGTATTTATGGCAAAGACGCCATAACCCAGATCGTCGCCAGTCTGGAAGTGGGTAAAGGCAGCGGCTCAGCGGAAGAGGCCGTCACCAATATGTCAAACTGGCTGGCGGCGATGGGGCGCGGAGATACCATCCAGAAATATGCTAAAGCCGGGGTGGATTACCAGGGGTCAATGCAGAATTACGTCGCTCAGGGCTTCTCACAGTACGAAGCCTCACTGATGATTGCCAACCGTTTTATCGACGGTAAAGGTAAGGCGTTTTTACAGCAATGGAAAGCAGCAGGCTCAAGAGGCGATCAGGAAGGCCAGCAGAAGCTAATGGAGTCATTTGGTCTGGCAGAAGTCTTCACTGATATCCAGACCGTTAACCATTTACTGTCAATGCGTCAGGGCTGGGATAAATACCTTTCCAGCAAGCAGCAAATGAATACCCCGTCAGCAATGTCTACGCTGGATAAGGATGCTGCAAAACAAAATAATACGCTCGAAGGTCGTTGGCGCAGAACTCAGATTGGTTTTAACGAGGCAGCCATCAGCATTGGTGAGTCACTACGCCCGGCCTTGATCCAACTGGGTGAGACTTTTATTCCTTTAATGGACAGTGTCGGCAAATGGATAGCGGCAAACCCGCAAATCGTCAGCGGCACCATAAAGGTTGTAGGAGCATTACTCGCTTTCAAGATGGCCACTATCGGTCTCAAGCTGGGGCTGAATCTCCTTATTTCCCCCTTTGTTAACGTCTGGAAAAATGCCGTTTTACTGCGGGCCAACTGGCTTCGACTGTCGCTTGCACTCGGTGAAGGCGGTAAGCTCCGCTGGCTGGTGACCGGCTTCAGCGCCGTCGCCAGAGGAGCCAGAATACTGGGTGGTGTGCTGTCAGGTGGGCTGGTTCGCGGCATTATGATCGCCGGGCGGGCCGTTCTCTGGATTGGCCGGGCGCTGCTGATGAATCCCATTGGTCTCGCCATCACCGCCGTCGCGGCAGCAGCTTACCTTATTTATCGCAACTGGGGCGCAGTCAGTAGCTGGTTTAAACAGCGCTGGGCTGACATTAAAGAGGCGTTTAATGGCGGTGTCGTGGGGATTGGTAAGCTGCTGATTAACTGGTCGCCGGTTGGTCTGCTCTATAAAGCCTTTGCGGCTGCGCTGAAATATCTCGGCGTTGATCTGCCAGCGAAGTTCACCGACTTCGGTGGCCATCTTATCGACGGCCTGATTAACGGCATCAAAAACAAATGGGAGTCGCTCAAAACCACCGTCACAGACATGGGCGACAGCGTCGGTGGCTGGTTTAAAGAAAAGCTGGGTATCCATTCGCCAAGCCGGGTATTCATGGGCTTTGGTGACAACATCGCGCAGGGAGCGGCTATCGGCCTGCAACGCACGACACCACAGGCTGCGCTGGCCGGGCAGCGTCTGGCTACCGAAATGACACCGAATGTTCCCCGTATCCCGTCGCCGGAAATCATGGCTGCGGGATATTCAGGTCGTGGCGCAGTTGCAACTGGCGGTGGAACATCTGGCGGTATTCAGGTCAGCTTTAATCCTCAGTTTTTCCTCAATGGCAAAGAAACCGCAGCGCCTGACGGGTTGACCGGCGCACTGAATATGAGCCTGCATGAGCTGGAGAAAATGCTGGAGCGTCTGCTGGCTCAGCAACAACGCAGGAGGTACAGCTGATGTTTGCAGTACTGGGTGATATTGAGTTTGAACTGATTACCTACTGGGACGGCTTCGAGGTCACGTTCGGCGTCGATTATGCGGAGCATCCCCGTATCGAGGGTAAGCCCGGCCTGCAGTTCGTTGGCGATAAGCTGGACGAAATCCAGATAAGCCTGGTCTTCCATCAGCACTATTGTGTGCCCGACGTGGAGCTGGCGAGACTGCGAACGGCCATGAAGGCCCATCAGGCGCTGGCGCTGGTCTTCGGCAACGGTGACTATCGCGGCTGGTTCGTGATTACCGATGTTACTGCGACCAGCGAGCAGACCGACAGCACCGGCAACGTGCTGGCTGTCAATGCCACCGCGTCTCTCCGGGAGTACATCGGCGACCCGAAAAACCCGCTACAGCCTCCTGCGATACGCACAACAGTTCCCGGCGTCGGGGCGGTTTCGGGTGCCGTTCCTTCACCTTCAGGGGTGGCGCAGTACGTCCGCGACGGTGTCAATTATGCCAAACAGGCGCAGTCCGTTCTCCAGACCACCATCAGCGCCGTTCGGGTCGCACAGAAGATGAAGGATAACCCAGCTGTCGCGCTGACCCGCGTACCGGGGCTGATGAGCGGTCTGGGCAACGTGTCCGGGGCGTTGGGTCAAAGCGTTCCGGCATTTAATGCGCTCTCTGAATCCATGCCCGAAGCCATCAGTCTGGCCAGAGCCACCAGTGATGCGGCCACGTATGTGCAACAGGCCCAGTCTTCGCTGAATGGCGTTGACGGCAGCAATATCGCTGCGGCGCTGGATGCCGTTTCCGGGCAGCTTAACTCCGCCAGCACCACCTTCACCCGCATGTCGCCGGGGTTAAGCACTATGGCAGCCAAAATTCTGGCGAGGAGTGTGTGATGTTTCTTGAACATGTCACCCGTGATGGAGAGCGCTGGGACTCTCTCGCATGGCAGTACTATGGCGACCCGCTGGGTTATCCCCGGATTATCGCCGCTAACCCGCATGTGGCCATCACGCCGGTGCTGCCCTCCGGGTTGCTGCTGTTGATTCCGGTTATCGAGGCTACCGATGCCAGCACAGAAGAGGATATTGCCCCATGGCTGAGGTAAACAGCACCACACAGGCCGCATCAGCGGTGACCGGCATCAGCGACGTTCTGAGTCCGGTGTTCACCCTGTGGTATCTGCAGAAGAACATCACTAACGATATCGCACCTTATGTCACCCGCGTGACCTACAGCGATAACATCAAAAGCGAGTCCGACACCATTGAGGTGGAGCTGGACGACACCGATGGTCGCTGGCTGGATAAGTGGTATCCGGGCAAGGGTGACACGCTGACGCTGAAGATGGGCTATCAGGGTGAGAAACTGCTGTCCTGCGGTACATTCTCGATAGACGAGATCGAAGTGAGTTCGCCCGCGTCCGTTGTCGCTATCCGGGGCGTGGCCACATCGGTTAACAACGCCTTACGGACTAAATCCAGTCGCGGCTTTGAGAGCACCACACTGGCGGCCATTGCCGGGCGTATCGCCAAAAAGCATCAGCTGAAGCTGGTTGGCAGCATTGAAGCCATAAAAATTGACCGGGTGACGCAGTATGCCGAAACGGACGTCGGTTTCCTGCGTCGACTGGCGAGCGAGTATGGCTATGCGGTGAAAGTCGTCAGTGACCAGCTGATTTTCTCCCATCTGGCCACGCTTCGTGGTCAGGAGCCGGTTAAACAACTGAAACCGCAGGATGTGGCCCGCTTTTCCCTTCGCGACACCATCAACCAGGTCTACAAGTCCGCGAAGGTTAAACACCAGAAGAGCAGCAGCAAAAAGCTGATCGTCTACGAGGCTGACGGTGGCACCAGCGAAAGCGAAAAACAGGCCAAAGGCGGCAAGGTCACGAGCGCCGACTCACTGAAGGTCAACAGCCGCGTCAGCGACCCTGACAGCGCAAAAATCAAGGCGGACTCTGCGCTGGCCAGCCATAACGAATATCAGCAGAGCGGCTCCCTGACGTTAATGGGCACGCCACAGCTGACGGCGGGCAACAAAATTGAACTGGTGGGTTTTGGTCAGTTATCCGGGCCATGGCTGATAACCACAGCTCGACACGCTTTTGACCGCAACAGCGGTTATGTGACGGAACTGGACGTGGCGCGGGGGCCGGTGACTCAGGGCAAGGCGAAAACAGGCAACAAGACCGGTAAGACTCAAACGCTGACCGTCTACAAACCGGACGGCAGCACCTCAACAGTAATAAAGGAGAAGAAAAAATGACAGGTGTGACTCTGCAGACTGGAACAGTCAGCGCTGTCGATGCTGATGGAGTGAAAGCCCGCGTCCGGTTGCCGGAGTGCGACAATATGCGCACCAACTGGCTTGACGTTCTACAGCGCAATACCCAGAACAACAAGGACTACTGGCTCCCCGATGTGGGTGAGCAGGTCAAAGTGCTGCTGGACGAAAATGGCGAAGATGGCGTTATTCTTGGCGCAGTCTATTCAGACGTCGATAAACCACCGTTCAGCGACAAGAACGTTCGCGGTAAAACATTCAGTGACGGGGCTGAGTTCAGCTATAACCGCGCTTCGCACACGCTCACCATTCGGGGTGGCATCGAGCATATGGTGATTGAATGCAGCGCTGACGTGACGGTGAAAACGCAAAAAGCCACGATAGATGCCCCTGAGACCGAAATCACCGGCAACCTTCTGGTCGGAGGTAAACTGACCTATGAAGGCGGCATGGCAGGCTCTGGCGGTGAAGGTACTGCCGCGACAATTCAGGGCAACGTTGAGATTGAAGGGAACGCCCACTCAACCGGTAGCATGCTGTCAGACGGCGATAACTCCAACCACCACTCCCACTGAATCTTCTTAAACGCCTTTAATATCGGCGTTCCCGCGCAGGGGCAATACTGCCCCTATGAAAACAACCTCCGTATTCTGGCAACCGGCCCTGCAGGCCCCCGGCGAAATCGTCCAGGGGCTGGATGATATCTGGCAGGCCATTCAAATCATCCTGCGAACGCCTCGCGGCAGCGACCCACATCGCCCGGAGTTCGGCAGCAATCTGCACCTTTATATCGACTGGCCCATCGACCGGTCTATCCCACATGTGGTGCGCGAGTCCGTCGATGCCATTCGGCGCTGGGAGCCTCGCTGCCAGCTTATGTCGGTTAAACCCGCCGTTGACGGCGAACATCTTACGCTTCGGGTGAGCTGGAAAGGCTCAGACGGACAGACCCGGACTCAGGAGCTGCTATGGCGCTGACAGAACCCGATTTTATTGAACGCGACGCCGATAAAATCACGACTGAAATGATTGCGCAGTACGAAGCCGCAACCGGTAAAACGCTGTATCCCGCTCAGGCCGAGCGCCTGCTGATTGACCTGTGGGCATACCGCGAAATGCTTGTCAGAGTGGCGGCACAGGAAGCCGCCAAACAGAATCTGGTCGCCTTTGCACGTGAACCGATGATTGATTACCTCGGTGAGCTGGTCGGTGTTTACCGTCTGGCCGCGCAGCCTGCCTCCATCCCACTCCAGTTCTCCGTGGAGGAGGAACTGGCCATTGATGTGCTGATCCCGGCTGGCACCCGCGTCAGTGCCTCCGACAGCATTATTTTTTCCACCGATACGGATGTGGTTCTGAAGGCCGGGTTGCTGCTGGTCAACACCACGGCCACCTGCACTGAACCGGGCGTTGCTGGCAACGGATGGCAACCTGCGCAGGTCAGTCAGTTGCTCGATGAGATTGATAACGTTGACCTGCAGGTGACCAGTCTGGCGGCCAGTTCTGGCGGCTCAGAACAGGAAGACAACGACAGGCTGCGCGAGCGCATCAAACTGGCCCCGGAATCGTTCACGAATGCCGGAAGCCGTAAGGCATACCGCTTTCATGCCATGCAGGCCCATCCCAATATCGTCGACGTTGCCGTGCTCTCACCGGTTCCGGGCACAGTTGAGCTGTATCCACTGCTCAGTACCGGCCTGCCTGACGACAGCATCCTCACGCTGGTTGAGAGTTTCTGTTCGGACGAAAAAGTCAGGCCACTTACTGATACCGTGCGGGCTAAAACGCCAGAACAGGTGGATTACACCATCGAAGCCAACATCACGATTTATCGTGACCAGGATGCCAACTCGATAAAAGACGCCGCTAACAGCGCCATACAGAACTGGGTGGCGTCCCGTACCGCAGCACTGGGCCGCGATATTGTCCCCAGTCAGATTATCAGCGTGCTGTCCGTTGCCGGGGTCTACCAGGTCGAACTGGTGACACCCGCGCTGAAGGTGGTTACTGAAAGCGAGTGGGCAAACTGTACGGCGATCACTCTCAACATGACCGGGGTGTCCGATGGCTGAGCCGTTACAACTCCCGCCACCGCTTGAGGGTGATATCAGCCTCAGAGCACTGGGCAGACTGGCCGGGCGGCTGGACAACATCGACCTGAGCGTACTGATGGTCTACCTGGTCGATATTGTCGACAGCTCCGCGCTGCCATGGCTGGGCGAGCAGTTCTCGTTGTTCGGCGATGGCTGGGAGCTGGCGGAATCGGATGATGTGCGTCGCATGCTTATCAAATCCGCCATCGAGCTGCACCGCTATAAAGGTACACCGTGGTCAATCCGGGAAATTATCCGGCGTTTCGGCTTCGGTGAAGTGGATCTGATTGAAGGCACTGGTCAGATAGGCTACGACGGCAAACACATTTACAACGGGCTTTTCGTCCATGGAGATGTTGAAGCATGGGCGGTTTATCGCGTCATCCTTCAACAGCCCATCACCAACGATCAGGCAGCGCTGTTACGCCAGACACTAGCAGCCTTTGCTCCGGCCCGCTGCCATCTGGCGAGCCTGGAGTATCAGTCTGTCGCCATTCGCTACAACAATACCGTCAGCTATGACGGCAGCTATAACCACGGGAGCAGTTAATTATGGCAAACCTACCCGAAACCCCTCAGTGGGAAGAAGGCGTCTACCAGATCGAGGTCTCTGACCCCGTTCTGGGCGGGCCTGACGGGATATCTAACCGTCAGGCTAAACAGCTGGCCAGCCGCACGTCATACCTGAAACAACAGGTTGAAAAAGGCGGTTCAGACCTTGAGAAACACATCGCGGCAGCTGACCCGCATACTCAGTACGCACCGAAAGCCAGCCCGACATTTACCGGAAGTCCTGCAGCACCTACGGTAGTTAAAACGGATAACAGCACCAAACTGGCCACCACTGGACACGTCAAATCAGTTGTTGCTGAATACGCGCCGTTAGCCAGCCCAGCGTTGACAGGCTCTCCTACCGCACCCACTGCGGCACAGACGGTGAATAACACGCAGCTTGCTACAACGGCATTTGTTAAATCTGCAATTGCCGCTCTGGTCGCTTCATCCCCGGCAGCCCTTGATACGCTGAATGAACTGGCAGAAGCACTGGGCAACGATCCTAACTTTGCCACTACCATGACGAACGCGCTGGCGGGTAAGCAGCCTCTGGACAATACGTTGACTGCATTATCAGGGAAGTCAGTCACCGCTCTTCTCGAATACCTTGGTTTAGGAGATGGCACAGGTCGATTAACAAATATCAGGACATTCACGTCATCAGGTGCATACACCCCGACTGCGGGAACAAAGAAAATTAGGGTTCGTATTATTGGCGGCGGTGGTGCCGGTGGCGGTGCTGCGGCATCAACGGTATCAGGATACCTGGCGGCAGGTCATGGCGGTAATGGCGGGTCCTATGGTGAAACAGGGCTGATTGATATACGTGGTATTACTTCCGTAACAGTTACCGTTGGGGCCGCAGGCGCGGGTGCGGCAGGAGCTAATGGTTCGGATGGCGGTATATCCTCTTTTGGAAATTACATCATCGCCCCTGGTGGCCGAGGCGGCAATTTTGGGGCATCAGGGCCAGCCTCAAACTCATGGGTGCCAGACTACACTCAAAGCGATGATTGTACAGGTACTGCGATATTTATCAGTGTCCCTGGTCAGGGTGGTTATGGACAGATGTCGTTTGTCACTGGCTCAGCCAAAGGCGGGCGTGGCGGAAGTTCTGTGCTGGGAACCGGCGGTTCTGCCTTTGTACTCAATGCCACAGGCGGATACGGGTGGGGGCTGGGCGGTGGCGGTGCTGGTTCTGTTACAACCTACGCCAACGGAACATCGGCAACGGCTGGCGGTCATGGTGCACGCGGGCAGGTTATTGTGGAGGAATATGCATAATGTCAGATTACGCATTAATCAAAAATGGTGTCGTCGAGAATGTGGTTATCTGGGATGGTGAAGGCGATATTTTCGCTGATTACACCGCAGTCAGTATCACCGGGCTTAACGTAGGCATCGGCTGGTCATATGACGGAAAAACCTTCACCGCTCCGCCTGCGCTGGAGCTGACCCATGAAGAATATGTCGGGCAGGCTGAATTAACGAAAGCCGGATTGCTCTCTTCAGCGCGGACGATAATCAGCATCTGGCAGTCTGAATTGCTACTGGGGTCAATCAGTGACGAAGATAAAGCCAGCCTGATTACCTGGCTGGCTTATATCAAAGCTGTGGAAGCCGTAGACACCTCGACGGCCCCCTACGTTATTTGGCCTGTTCCCCCGGAGCAGTAGGCCATACGGGTTTTGTTGTATCAACGCGCATCAGCAAAACCCGGTATTTTTTCCATTCAGCCAGCTCGTCGGCTTCCTGTTCTGTCGAGATTCCGGCATCAACAGCGTCCTGCCTCCAGGCTATTTCGGCATCTGCGATTGCCCGTGACTGGCTTCTTATAGCCTCCTCCTCCGCTATTTCGTCTTCCGGCGACGAAGGTGGTATCTCTATTAATACCGGATGATGATTGGCATCGTTCGACCACATTTTACCGGCTGGTAAATCCCCTTTTTTAAAGGGATGCTGATCATCCATCTCAATACAACCAGATAAATCATGAATACCCGGTAATGCCTCATTACAGTCAACAGGATTCCAGTACCACATACTAATATCCCTCCGCGAGGTAATAACCAGTAAAAGTAGACCCATAGCTGGTTGTGGGTGACGAGCCAAATGTTGCTTCCATTGTTGCCAGGCTAAAGCCTGTCAGGCCGATAGCAGCAGGGTTCGCAAATTCAAAACTATTTGACGTATTTCCGTTCTCGGTAACAAATAGGCCATTCAATTTTGAGGTGAAACTTATCGGGTAGTTAACCCTGACACCGGCTGCAGGCGTGGGTATTGGCAGGGGGCTAGGCCATGATTGCCCAACCCGCTTAAACCCGTCACTGTAGATTTCATACCAGCCGTTTGCATTCTCGCCTTTGCTTACCAGAAAACGAGGCGTTTTCACCAATTCCCCCAAACCAAGGTTTTTGGAAAAGCAGTTACACATCGCGAAATCTGTAAAAATCCTCCTACCGCGACATCGAGGAGAATAAGTGATGGCCATTATTGGTTATATCCGCGTATCAACAATCGACCAGAACAGCGATTTACAGCGTAATGCACTCACAAGCGCAAACTGTGACCGCATTTTTGAAGACCGTATGAGCGGAAAAATTGCCAGCCGCCCCGGTCTTAAACGCGCTTTAAAGTGCGTTAATAGCGGAGACACCCTAGTTGTGTGGAAACTAGACAGGCTGGGACGCAGCGTTAAGAACCTGATCGCACTGATATCAGAGTTACATGAACGCGGTGCCCACTTCCGCTCTTTAACAGACAGTATTGATACCAGCACTGCCATGGGGCGTTTCTTTTTCCACGTGATGTCGGCACTGGCTGAGATGGAACGTGAGTTAATCGTCGAACGGACACTGGCCGGGCTGGCAGCAGCCAGAGCACAGGGACGCGTAGGTGGAAGGCCCAACGCATTAAAAGCGCATGAGCGAGAGCAGATTGGGCGGCTATTGGCGAAGGGGCACACCCGTCAGCAGTTGGCCATTATCTACGGTGTAGGGTTATCGACGCTTTACCGATACTTTCCTGTGGATGGTCAGAGGAAGGATAACGCAGTAGGAATGTAATTCTTTTGCAAATATTGAAACGCCGCAGCGATGCCATTTATCTCACGGAAATGGGCGCATTTATCGCGCGGCGCATCAGGCTGCCGTGGAAGGTTTTTTTCTGATAGCCCAGGTCCAGCGAGGTGCGGAAACGGTCACCTTTGTAATCCAGACCGGTGGAGAGCAGCGTGGTGCGGCGGCGGTCGTTCGGCACGCCGGTTTCGCCTTCACGATGCACAAGGTTCACCCGCGCGCCGAACTGGTCGTTATCGCCAATGCGACGCCCCGCATCCAGCGTGGTGCCAATCTGGGAATCCGAGGTGTAGTCGACGCCCACTTTCGCCTGCGGGATGTCGCCCGCGTGTTTTGGCTCAAGGTTGATCATCCCGCCCACGCCCGAGCTGGCCGCGCCGTTCATCAGGGAGTTGGCCCCTTTGAAGATCTCGATGCGGTCAACCATCTGGGCATCCACCACCTGACGCGGCAGTACGCCAGACAATCCGCCAAAGGTCATATCGTCGCCGTCAAACTTCAGGCCGCGGATACGGAAGGTTTCCGCGCTGTTGCCGTACCCCTGAACGAACTGCACGCCCGCGTCGTTAGCGACCACGTCAGCAATGGTTTTCGCCTGCTGATCTTCCACCAGCTTCGAGGTGTAGCTAATGATGTTGAACGGCACGTCCATGGCGTTCTGCTGCCCGAGCATCCCCATACGTCCGCCGTTAGCCACCTGGCCGTCGAGGAAGGCCGGAAGCAGTTGGTCACCGCCGGGTTTGAAATCACTCCCCGCCGTGGACTGGACCACGATGGTGTCCTCTTTTTTCTCATCCGCCGCAAAAGCGGAGTGTGTAACCGCGCCGATGGCAATCGCCAGCAGCGTTTTGTGCATTGTGGTGTTGTTCATAATGAGCTCTTAACGTGCGCGCAAAAATGGCCCGTTGTCGGGCCTTAGTATTTATCAAATGAAATGCAAATGAGAACTATACGCATTATATATACGTAATCAAGCGTCAACGAGGAGCACTGCGCGAGAAGAGGCTAAAAACGATGTGGGGGAGAAGTATGGCGCACAACCACCCCAGAAAGGGGTGGTTGCTAAAGCGTTATTTTTTCTTGTAAATATCGGCGGTGCCGTGAATTTTGTTGTTTGTATTACCGGAAGTCAGCACCAGCACATCAGCACCTTCTTTATCGGCCTTTTCGACCAGCTCTTTTTTCGCATCGTCGACAGAGACTTCGTTAGCCGTGCTCACGGTACCGATTTTTTCGTACTGAGACTCAACTTTTTCGAATTCGTTTTTTGTCATCATTTCAGCCGCAAAGGCGTTGGTGGTAAACAGAAACGCGGTGCCCAACAAAATAGCAGTCGTTTTTTTCATAAACTTTTTCCTTAAGATTAATGAGCAACTACGAAAAGCCCCCACGCGAAACGGTGAGGTGTAATGAGCATGGTAGAGGATTGGCGAAAATGCCATATACCAGGGAAAATTCTTTTATAACAGGCTGTTGTCCTGCATGAATAAAGGGTTTAAGCGGTATTTGAACGCGCCAGATACTTCCTCTGGACGATTTTATGGTGTCGTCTGATTTTTTTTGCGATCAGGCGTTTTTCCCAACGCCGGTGGGATTCAATGGGAATACCAATGCGCAGGCTGGCCGTCACGTTGTCTTCAACAATCCTTTTCGCGTTACAACGCTTCCCGGACAGATCGATGATCCTTATTCCTTTTTCACTCAGGATGAAGTTCCCGCCGTGCGCATCCCCGGAAATGATTTTCAGATTGTGCATTGTCTGCATACTGTGTCGGATTTCACGCTTTATGTCCGGCGTGATCGCGGGAAGAACGCGTAACTCCGGACCGGGGACATACTCAAACAACATGAGCGAGATTTTTGCGAATCTGAAAATCCGGCGTTCAGCCAGGAGATAAAAATCATTCGGGAAGGTATGACCTTGCCTGCCGGCATAGTCGATCCGCTCAATCAAATTTTCGTTGGGGTTGGGCGTAAAAAACGATTTGAAAAATTTTTCTATCCTTTTTTTCCTGGGGGAGTAAATCTTTAATACAAACTGTCCGTAGGGGGTATTCAGTAAAGAGACGTGGGTATGCGGAAGGCTTTTAAATACCATCTGAACGCTGAGTCGTTTTACATTACAGGACAATATATCGTCCAGTATTTCCAGGTATCGTGTATCGTTATTTTTATAACAGACGTGAAAACCACGGTATTTCATTTTTGTAATCAT